GCAATTGTTTATGGATGGGGATTATACGCATTTATTGTTTATCGATGCTGATTTAGCTTTCAACCCAGACGCTGTGGTTAGAATGTTAGACTACGATAAAGACGTTGTTACGGGTATATATCCTAGGAAAACTATAGATTGGATAAAAGTAAAAAACCGATTGAAAGAAAAACCAGAAATATCAGAGGATGAGCTTTTAGCAGCTTCATTACAATATAATTTAAATGTAAAAGATCCTGAAAAAATATTTTTAGAAAAAGGTTTTATTGAAGTCATGGACGGCCCTACTGGTTTTATGATGATTAAAAAACAAGTGTTTGAACGAATGGCTAATGTTTATCCAGACTTAAAATTTAAACCAGATCAACACATAAATCAATCACACGAAAAAGAATTTGATTATCATAAAACATCTGATTGGAATTATGCTTTTTTTGACACCATGATAGAGCCAGAAACACGTAGATATCTGTCAGAAGACTACGCTTTTTGTCGTTTATGGCAAAATATGGGTGGCAAAATATATGCTGATATTCTATCTGGTATGACACATTATGGTAATTATGCTTTTAAAGGTAACGTTGGAACACAATTTAAGGGGGCAAAATGAGATATAGTTACGCTAGTGAGAATATAATAATATGCGATGACTTTTTACCGCCACATTTTTTAAACAATATAAAATCTGATCTTCATCAAAATATAAACTCTTTTAGTAAACCAGAATGGTCAAGGTTTAATAAGCAAACACAAAAACATGAAGTATTTTCGGCCTATAACAAAGAGTGTGGTGGCTATGATTATTGGATAAATTTTGGACAAAATCCAGAAAATAACAAGAATATTTTAGATTTAGCCTCAAGGTTTTATCATCAAGGTTTTTTTACCTTTTTAGAAAATCAAGGCAGAGACAATGTATTTAAATTTCTTGATAAGAACAAAACACATGAAATACATGTAGTTTCTTACAATAATAATGGATATTATGATTGGCACGCTGACACACAATTTTTTACTTTTAATTTAATTATTAATGAAAGTGATGAGCTAAGTGGTGGTGACATGCTCTTTATGGATGAGGGCAGAATAATAGAAATACCAAGCAGAAACAATTTAATGGTTGTTTTTCCTAGTTACATACACCACGCTATAACACCAATTAGGTCAAAATCAGGAAAAGATGTGCCTTTTACTCAGCAAAGATTTAGTATACAATACTGGGTCAAATGCAGCTAGTTGACTTAAAATTTAGACCAGGAGTAGATAAACAAGACACAGCTTATTCAGCTGGGGACGAGCGTAAGTACATAGACTCCGATTTTGTAAGGTTTCACTATGGTAAACCAGAAAGATGGGGCGGTTGGACTAATTTACCTAATCCTAATAAAACAATAGTTGGTGTCGTAAGGGACACACACTCATGGGTTGGATTAGACGGATTAAGATACTTAGCGTTAGGAACAGATAGAAAATTATATATTTACAATGAGGGTGCTGTGTACGACATCACACCCATTCGTGAAACGCAAGCTTTAACTAATCCTTTCACAACAAATGGCACAACTACTGTGTCCGTAGCAGACAGCTCTCATAATGCAAAATTAGGAGACTTTGTTACTTTTGATTCCTTTTCATCCATTGACGGTTTGGACATGAATCAAGAATTTGAAATTACGTCTATAACTGATGCAAATAATTATAAAGTTACACACACCAGCACAGCATCAGGATCAACATCTGGAGGTGGTGGATCAGGAAATGCAAAATATCAAATAAACGTGGGACCAGCTACATCCGCTTATGGTTTAGGATGGGGCACTGACACTTGGGGCAGTAGCACTTGGGGCACAGCTAGTTCTACTTCTGATGTTGTTCTTACAGGAAGAAACTGGTCATTAGATAACTTTGGTGAAGACTTAATTGCAACCGTTTTAGATGGTGGCACATTTATTTGGGACACATCTGCAGGAACAGGCACGAGAGCTACAGCCTTATCTAATGCTCCGACTGCATCAAGATTTAGTCTTGTTTCTACAGATACTAGACATTTATTAATTTTTGGCACTGAAACTACGATAGGCACTGCAAGCAGTCAAGATGATCTATTTTTTAGATTTTCAGATAGAGAGGATGCAACAGATTACACGCCAGTTGCAACTAATGAGGCTGGGTCTTTACGAATATCAGATGGATCAAAAATAGTAGGGGCAGTAAAATCATCAGGACAAATACTAGTCTGGACCGACACGTCATTACACGGTATTCAATTTGTTGGAACACCTTTTACTTTTGGTCTTAGACAGCTTGGTGCAAACGCAGGTCTTATAGCTCAACATGCAGCGATAGAAGTGAATGGTATAGCTTACTGGATGTCTGACGATGCATTCTATCTTTATGATGGTGTTGTTAAAAAAATGCCTTGTTCAGTGCAAGATTTTGTCTTTGACGATATCAGTTACACAAACAAAAATGACATCGCTGTCGGATTAAATACAGCGTATAATGAAATAATTTGGTACTATCCTTCGGCAAATGCAACTCAGATTGATAGAGCAGTGGCTTATAACTATCTAGAAAGAACTTGGTATACGGTTAGTTTAGGCAGAACTACTTGGCTTGGTGCTTATGTTTATGAAAAACCAATCGCTACTGAGTATAACGCCAGTGCTACAGCTAACATATCTACCATACTAGGATTAACAGCAGGTGCATCATTTATATACGAACACGAGTCAGGTAATAATCAGGCAGATGGCACAGCCATAACAGCATTCTTAGAAACAGGTTCTGTTGAAATAGCAGATGGTGATCAGTTGATGTCTATCAGTAAACTAGTTCCTGATTTTGACAATCTTGCAAATACTATGACGGCAAGACTTACGTTAGAGCAGTATCCTCAATCCTCCTCTAATGTAACATCAAACGCAAGTATAACCAGCACAACAGAAAAAGTAAGTGTTAGAGGCAGAGGCAGAGCAGTAAAAATAAGATATACAACTAATACAGTAGATGATACACCTTGGAGACTTGGGTCACAAAAACTTGAAATTAGACCAGACGGTAGAAGATAATGGCTAAAATTACAATCACCAGATTACCTAACGCTACACCAGAATATGATGCTGGTCAGTTTGATCAAATGATTAGATTACTTGATCAAATAATACTTTTGCTAAATACAAACTACCAACAAGATCTTAGAGAAGAAGCAGAGTCGGAGGGGTTTTTCCTTGGCTAATACATTTAAAAGTGCAATGGTTGATATGACATCAACAGATCTAACAACCATATTGACTGTGCCAACCGCTAATCCTGGTGCTACACCACCTGTGCCTCCTACAACTGATGTTGTAAAATCTATTTTAGTTTGTAATGATTCAGGAAGCACGACATTAGTAGATTTAGAAGTGCTTAGATCGTCTGCAACTTTTGAATTATTTAAAGCTAAAAGTGTTGCTACTAACACCACAACAGAGTTACTATCTCAGCCCCTTGTTTTGCAAGAATCTGATGTACTAAAAGCGCAGGCCAACGCTGCTAACCAAGTTCACATAATTGTAAGTTTTATGGAGGTTACAAAAGGTCAACTTTAGAAAGGATGAATATGAAATTACAAGGTATGTTTATTACTCCTGTATTTACTACAGAGTTAGAAAACAATTATAATTTAGAAGAAAAACTTTATAAATTAAAAGAACAAGATAAACTTGGATCACCTAAATCAAATGTAAAAGGGTGGCACAGCAAAGAAGATTTATATCTAAACGAAGATTTTAAAGAAATAACTCAAGATATCATGCTTCAAGCACAACAATGTTTTAATGCACTAAGCGTAGAAAAAAAATATGGACCAGAAATGACTGGATTATGGGGTATGATAAACCCACCAGGAGCTAGAAATACAGTTCATACACACCCTTTAAATTTTTTATCTGGTGTTTATTATTTAAAAGTGCCAAAAAATAGCGGTAATTTAGTGTTCATTGAACCTAGACCTCAGGCAGAGGTGTTAGATCCACCTAAAAATCAAGATTTATCAGTGCATTTTGCACATAGCGTGCAGTGGGAAGCTAAAGAGAATAACTTGATTTTTTTTCCATCATGGTTACAACATGAGGTACAACAAAATAATTCTAATCAAGATAGAATTATTCTTAGTTTTAATTTAAGATGGAGAGAATAAAATGCCAATAATTAAAAACGCTGAGCAAATAGGAACAATAACTTTAGAGGATGGCAGAGTCATTCCAAAGTATAATGTTAAAACAGAAACAACAATTACAAATATTGATACAGGTCAAGAGTACGAATCCGAAGAAGCCATGCAAGCTGATATAGATGATCCAAACACTTCTACAACCGCAGAAAAAATTAAACGCGATGTAAAAGTATTTGCTCCATCTTTAAAAGATATGTTAGGTCAGACTCCTAAGTAGATTTTTTGCATTCACAGTCACCATTACAGTGAGTATTAGTGTCTTTCAAATGACGTTCTAAATCTCTTTCTGCTGCTAATAATCTTTCGTGGTATCTGCTCACCTTGTCAGCAAGGACAGCAATAGCTTTTAAATAATCTTGTTCGCTCATATTTTTCTCCTGTGATTGTTAATTTTGGTGAGAACCTAATGTAAGCATATTTTTTTAATCTGCAACAGTATTTTTTTAAATTGTTTTCTTGACATCGAGTTTATGATATAACATGAGATAATATAGAAAGGACAAACATGGAATCCCAAGCAATTGTACATGGTCAAATAATAAGAAAATACAAAATACCTTTAAATCAAATAGAAAATTTAAATAATGAATATGATAAATCTTTTTCTCAACTACAATCTTTTGGCGATAGTTTAGCTGGCAATTTAAGAATAGAAAAAGATGTAATTAATTTAATAGGCAATCTACCCATAATACACACTCTTTATGCTTGCATGCAAGATTGTTATAAACAAAACCTTAAATTACAAAATATTGAATTAGAAAAAAGAAAAGTAAAAGATTACATGATTACGCAGGCGTGGATAAATTGTATGCAACAAGGAGAATATCAACCACCACATAGTCATAATATAAATGAAAATGGTGTATCTGTTGGTTATTCTACTGTACTGTTTTTAAAAACGCCAGAAATAGTTGTTAGAAACAGAAAAGAAAGTTTAGGTGGACATTTAACTTTTTTAAATTCTGGAAATTTTACTGCTTTCGCACCTGTCGTTGGAGACTTTTATGTTTTTGATGCAAAACATCAACACTTAGTTCTTCCTTTTATTACAAAGTATCCTGATGAGATTAGAAGATCTATGTCTTTTAATTATGAAATTATATTTGCTTAATCTACTTCAGAGCTATCAATAGCTCCATGAACACCATTATTTAAATCTGTCCATAATTTTTGGCCATGAACCATTGTATCATAAGGAGTTACTTTAAATGGTAACCACTCTTGTGTGTCATCGCCTAGATGACTCCACTTTGTTTCACACCATATAAGTTTTTGTTTTGTTACACCGTCGTCTTCATAGATATGAACAAATTGAAGATTTCCATTTTCATCTAAATCGTCCTCACCATTTTCATCTACTTTAATACTCATATGCCAAACCCATTTAGCATTTCTAATTCCTAACAATGTTGTATTAATATCGCCCATATTTTATCTCCTAAGAAATCCTTTTAAAAACTGTTCCAGCGCCTTCTACTCTATGACCAACAGCCATAGATGTGCCACTAGTTGATTGTCCACTAGACAGAGGAGCCGCAGTTCCTATGTTTCTTACACTTGTATATTGAACTTGAGTCACATTAGAACCATGATTGGCATTACCAGTTCCAACAAATCTACCAAAAAGAGTAGTGCCTACATCAGATGATCCCACCTGAGCATAAGCAGAACCTACGTTAGCAGCTGAAGGTGCAGGTAAGTTAGTCAAGTCCGCTCCTGAAATTTCAGGCAAATTGCCTGTTAATTTAGTAGCATCTAAAGTTTGTGTACCTGTAACGGTGGTACCCCCTACTATTAAAGCCATTACGCAATCTCCTCTAAATTAAATTTATATTTTTTACCATTTAATCTATTCAAGATAAAGAGGTTTTCATCACCCTCTTGAATAGTCCAATGACCTGAAGTTCCATCAACTTCATTTGCTCTAGTTTTAGTATTATTTAAGTTTAAGTCACCTGTATATATGTCTCTCCACTGCAAAGTAGATGAGCCTAAATCGTGAGTATCATCAGCAGCTGGTAAAACAGCACCACCGAAAGTAGCTCCAGAATTAAATGTTGCTGTGCCTGCCTCACTACCATCTATAGTTAAAAATGTAGTATCTGCAGTGTTGTCTGTTCCTTTAAATATAATATCAGTGTCATTACCTTGAGCGTCGATAGTTATATTACCAGATGTAGTTGTAACGTTTACTGCGGAGTCTCCCGCTGTTATGTCATCAAATGCTACTGAAGTTGAAACTGTTGCAAAAGATAAAGTCCCTGATCCATCTGTTTTAATAAACTGACCAGCAGATCCATCACCTGTTGGTAAAGCCATAGAGGTAGTACCAAAACCAATTGCATCCATACGAACTGTGCCGTCAAAGAATGCATCCTTAAACTCTAAAGATGATGTTCCAAGATCAATATCATTTGTTGTAGAAGGTGATAAAGCACCATCTGATAATGTTAATTGATTTGCGTTAGCAACTTTAAATGTAATAACGTCATCAGAAGCTGCGGAGATAGTTGTATCAGCATCAGCGTCTAAAGTTAATGTTTGACCGTTAAGATCTACTGGAGCGGTAACTGTTCCTGGTCCAGCAAAAACATCATACCAGTTTGTTCCATCAGTAGCGACTAGTCTAGTAGCGCCATTTTCAATTGTTAAAGTGTTACCAGATGCACCAAGTCTTGCTGTCATAGCATAAGGACCTGAAGATCCAGAATCAGTTGTTGCGTTAGTAATTAAATAAATTTTTTGTGTAGCTGGAAACTGAGCTATTCTTACAGCTCCATGTGCTCCCGTTAATCTTATGTGTGCGTTTCTTGCTTGGTTGTTTGCTTGCGATTGTGGTCCATCGGCATTAGTTAAAGTTGTAACTGCATTGTCACCACAAGCTACATCGACAACACCAGCAATAGAAAACTCTAAAGATTGAGAAAAGTTGTTGTTTGTAATAGTACCCCAAGTTCCTGAATTTTCACCAGTGCCTTGTAACTCTATTCTCAAACTTGTCGAATATGTCGAACTCATAATATCTCCTATATAAAGTTAAAAATTAAAGTTTGTCAAAACTTTTATGCAGCTTTGTGAACCTCTGTCCAACTAATATCGCTGTTTGAGTCGTCTACTTCTGACCAGAAGGTGCCTTGTAGAGTACCAAGTGAACTTGTAACAGAATTACCAGTCACTGTCAAAGTCGAACTTCCAGATACTGCTACTGTTCCAACATTAGAAGTGGCTGATACGCTTGGAGCCGTGTAGATTGTCTCTTGAGTTTCATCACCAAGGCTTGCTGTCATTCCCACTCCTGTAACAAAAACAGAAGTTTCAACAGTTCCTAAAGCAGAAGTTAAAGCGTTACCACTTGGGAATACAACAAATTCAGGATCGGCCTCCGCTGTGCCCT